ATAAAGAAGGTATCTATGTACAACCTATTAATTGGCCGACTGTTCCTGTAGGTACTGAAAGATTAAGATTTACTCCTACACCATTTCATACAGACGCATTAATCTTTGATATGGTAGTAAAACTAAAAGTGGCAATGAAAAAATGTGGTGGTAGAAATGCAATACAAAGTAATGCCTAAACATAAAGAATATATTTTACCAACAACTAGTTTAATAGGAGGTTGGTATATTCCTTCTGGTATTTGTGATGGACTTATAAACTTATTTAAAGATAATAAACAAGCACAAAAACCAGGTGTTGTAGGTTTCACTTCAAAAATTAATAAAGAAGTAAAAGATTCTATAGATATTGGATTAGATCCAAATTGGGAAGAACCAAGGTTTATGAAATATAAAAATGCGTTGAAAGAATGTGTTGGTCTATACGAAGAGAAATATCCTGAAGTTAAAGAGTTTGAAAGATATGGAATGGTTGAAGGAGGAAATTTACAATACTATCCACCAGGTGGAGGTTATTTTACTAAGCATTGTGAAAGAAACTCTAGGCACGAAAACCGTTGTCTTGTTTGGCTGACTTATTTAAATAATGTTCCTAACGGTGGTACACATTTTAAATATCAAAATGCAACAACTCCTGCTGAAAAAGGTTTGACTTTGATTTGGCCGACTGACTTTACGCATACACATAGCGGACAAATTTCCAAGACCCACGAAAAATATATCATAACTGGTTGGTTTGGGTATCAATTATAAATAGTAATATGCCAGCAACAGACGCATATTTAGGAAATCCTAATTTAAAAAAAGTAAATATACCAGTTGAATTTACTAAAGACCAAATTGTAGAATTTCAGAAGTGTAAAACAGATCCAATATATTTTATGGAGAAATGGATGAAAATCGTTTCTCTTGATGAAGGACTTATATCTTTTAAACTATATGACTTCCAAAAGAAGATTGTAACTACAATAGATAAAGAAAGATTTACTATTTGCAAATTGCCTAGACAATCAGGTAAATCAACAACAACAATTGCATATCTTTTACACTATGCAATATTTAATCCAAATTCAAACATAGCAATTCTTGCTAATAAATCTTCTACTGCTAGAGATATATTAGGAAGATTACAATTGGCATATGAAAATTTACCTAAATGGTTGCAACAAGGAGTTATTAATTGGAACAAAGGTAATATAGAATTAGAAAATAAATCTACTATTATTGCTGCCGCTACATCTTCAAGTGCAATACGAGGAGGAACATATAATATAATATTTCTTGATGAGTTTGCTTTCGTACCTGCTAACATTGCTGAAATGTTTTTTAGTTCAGTTTATCCTACTATTACATCTGGTAAAACTTCAAAGGTTATTATAGTATCAACACCTCACGGTATGAATCAGTTTTATAAATTATGGACAGACGCTGAAAATGGAAGAAATGATTATAAACCTATTGAAGTACATTGGTCAGAAGTTCCAGGTAGAGATGACAAATGGAAAGAAACAACTATACGTAATACATCAGCAGCACAATTTCAACAAGAGTTTGAGTGTGAATTTTTAGGGTCAGTAGATACATTAATTTCACCAGTTAAGATTAAACAAACACCTTATATGACACCATTAACTTCAAGTGGTGGTTTAGATGTATTTGAAAAGGTTGTAAATGGTAGAAATTATGTTTGTTGTGTTGATGTAGCAAGAGGTGTAGATAGAGATTATTCAGCATTTTTAATGTTTGATGTAACTCAAATGCCTTATAGAGTTGTTGCCAAATATAGAAGTAATGAAGTTAAACCAATTCTATTTCCACACTTAATACAAAAAGCGTGTAAGGGTTATAACACGGCAGATATTCTTTGTGAAACAAATGATATAGGTCAACAAATAGGTGAATCATTAAACTATGAATTAGAATATCCTAATCTATTAATGACTACTCAAAGAGGTAGAGCAGGTCAGATATTGGGTGCAGGATATAGTGGAAGAGGTTCTGGTTTTGGTGTTCGTATGACAAAACAAATTAAAAAAGTTGGTTGTTCTAACATTAAGACATTGATTGAAGGAGATAAAGTTGTTATTAATGACTTCAATATCATAGAAGAAATGTCAACCTTTGCTCGTAAAGGAAATTCTTGGCAAGCGGAAGAAGGATGTAATGATGATTTAATGACTTGTCTTGTATTATTTGGTTGGTTGTCTAATCAACCTTACTTTAAAGAAATGACTAATACAAATGCTAGACAACAATTATATGAAGAACAAGAAAAATTAATAGAGCAAGATATGGCTCCTTTTGGTTTTGTAGATGATGGTATACCTGATTGGGAAAAAGAAACAGTAGATGAATATGGAACAGTCTGGTATCCAGTTGTCAGAAAAGGGCTCTAAATTAAGTATTATATAAATATCCATAGTTATGAAATTTGACTATGGTCGTATGAAAACATACGGAATATGCGAAAAGATACAAACTAATTAGTTAATTATAAGGAGAAAACCTAATGGCATTTCAAGTATCACCAGGTGTTCTCGTACAGGAAAAAGACTTAACAAGAATTATTCCTGCCGTATCAACATCTTCTGGAGCTTTTGCTGGAACTTTCAGTAAAGGACCTCTTGACGAAGTTGTAAGTATCGGTAGTGAATCTGATTTATTGCTAACGTTTGGAAAACCAGATAGCTCAAATTTTGAGAGTTATTTTAGTGCTTCAAACTTTTTACAATATTCAAATAACTTGAAAGTAGTTCGTGTACAGAACTCATCTGTTTCAAACGCAACTGAAAGTGGTAGTGCGTTTGTTATAAAGAATACTACTGATTACCAAAACAATTATGCTGACGGTTCTGCTTCTGTAGGAATGTGGGCTAGTAGAACAGCGGGTGCGTGGGGAAATAATTTAAGTATTTCTCAATGTCCTTCTGCTACTGCTTATGAAGAAACTGCTAAAACAACTGTTGCTGACGCTTCAACAAGTGTCGGAGATACAGTAGTTACAGTTACTTCCGCTACAGGAATTAGTGCTGGAGATATAGTTAATTTCGGTGATGAATATGAATATAGAGTTATTAGTATTTCAACTAACGACTTAAACATTGTGCGAAAAGAAGAACCAACATATATTGGTACTTCTGACTCTTCTGGATTACAAAAGACTATTACAAATGGTGCTAATGTAAGACGAAGATGGAGATATTATGACCTATTTAATAAAGCACCAGGAACATCTACTTACGCTTTAACAAGAGGCGGTAGTGGAGATGAACTACACATAATTGTAGTTGATGAAGACGGTGGAATTAATGGAACTAAAGGGGAAGTTTTAGAAAAATTTGAAGCAGTATCAAAAGCTTCAGACGCTAAGAGTCCTCAAGGTGACACTAATTACTATCCAGACGTAATTTACAATTCAAGTAATTATGTTTTCTGGATGCTCCACAACGCTTCTGGATCCAATTGGGGCACGGCGGCAGCTGGAACAACATTTACAGACGTAACAGCTGTAAGTGATGTATCATTATCAAGTGGTGCGGACGGTTCAGCAGCAACTATTGCTCAAGTTAAATCTGCTTATGAAAAATTCCAAGACGCTGAAACAACAGACGTTGGACTTTTAATTGCAGGTGCTGGTGACTCAACACATATAGACAATTTAATTACTATTGCTGAAAACAGAAAAGACTGTGTAGTTTTTGCAAGTCCTGAAAGAAGTGATGTAGTTAATGTAGCTAACTCAGCAACACAAAAAGATAATGTTGTAAATTTCTTTAATGGAATTTCTTCATCTTCTTATGTGTTTTTTGATAGCGGTTACAAATATATGTACGATAGATATAATGACGTTTATAGATACGTACCTTTAAATGGCGATATGGCAGGATTATCAGCAAGAACTGATATGCTTGCAGACGCTTGGTACTCACCTGCAGGATTAAACCGAGGTGTAGTAAGAGGTGCAGTTAAACTAGCATTTAATCCAACTAAAACACAAAGAGATGAATTATACAGAGCAAGAGTAAATCCTGTGACTACGTTCCCAGGACAAGGAACTGTATTATTCGGTGATAAAACTGGACTAAAAAATCCTAGTGCATTTGACAGAGTCAATGTACGAAGATTGTTTATCGTTTTAGAAAAGGCAATATCAACTGCTTCTAAAGTTCAACTTTTTGAATTCAATGATGAATTCACTAGAGCTGGATTTAGAAATATGGTAGAACCATTTTTAAGAGAAGTACAAGGACGAAAAGGGATTACAGACTACCTAGTAGTTTGTGATGAAACTAACAACACAGGCGAAGTAATAGATAGAAACGAATTTGTAGCAGAAATTTTTGTTAAACCTGCTAGAAGTATCAACTTTATCTCACTTCAATTTGTGGCAACAAGAACAGGCGTTTCCTTTGAAGAGGTCGCTAGCTAATAGAGAGAATAACGGAGAAATAAAATGGCAAACATAAATGATTTCAAAGCTAAACTTTCGGGCGGCGGCGCAAGAAGTAACCAGTATAAAGTGGTTATGCCTTTCCCAGGCTACGCTCAAGTTGGTGGAGAAATAGAAGACCTAGCATTTTTATGTCAAGGCGCAGAACTACCAGGTATGGAAGTTTCAAAAATAGAAGTACCTTTTAGAGGTCGTGCAATTAAAATTGCTGGAGATAGAACAATTGCAGATTGGACTATCAAAGTAATAAATGATACTAATTTCAAATTGCGTAATGCATTTGAAAGATGGATGAACGGTATAAACAATATGACTGATAACGAAGGATTAACAAATCCTGTAGACTATCAGGTTGACGCATTTGTAGACCAATTAGATAGAAACGGCAATACGATTAAGTCATACACTTTTAGAGGTGTATTTCCTACAGCGATTAACGCTATCTCTTTGGATTACACTGCTAAAACTGATTTATCAGAAACAAGTGTTACATTAGCGTTCCAATACTTTGAAAGTAACACAACTACTTAAAAACTACTTATAAATAGTAGTGTATTTTTAAGGAGAATAAATTATGGCTGAACTATTTGGATTTTCTATAACAAGGGTTAAGAAACCTCAAGATCCAAAACAAGCATTTACACAACCACAAGCGGATGATGGAACACAAACCATCGCCGCTGGTGGGTATTACGGTCAATACTTGGATATGGAAGGTCAGACAAAGACCGAGCAAGACCTTATCAGACGTTATAGAGAAATCGCTTTACATCCCGAGTGCGATATGGCAATTGAGGATATAATAAATGAATCAATTGTTGCAAACGAAGTCAAAGACGCAATAAGATTAAACCTAGAATATTTACCATTCGGTAAAGATGTCAGAAGAAAAATAGAAGACGAGTTTAAAGAAGTTTTAAGATTGATGAACTTCCATACTAGAGGTCACGATATCTTTAGAAGATGGTACGTAGACGGTAGATTATATTATCATAAAGTAATTGATAGAGAATCTACAAGAAAGGGTATTACAGAATTAAGATACATAGACCCTAGAAAAATTAAAAAGATTAGAGAAGTAAGAAAGAGAAGACCAGATGGACCTACTCCATATGGTTTAAATGTTATTGATGAAGTTAAAGAATACTTTTTATTTAATGAAAAAGGTGTTACAAATACTACATCTGGTGGAATTAAAATTGCTGTTGACGCAATAGCATTTTGTCCAAGTGGACTGATAGACCAAAACAAAAATATGGTCTTATCATATTTACATAAAGCAATTAAACCTGTTAATCAATTACGTATGATTGAGGACGCAAGTGTTATATACAGAATTGCAAGAGCACCAGAAAGACGTATATTTAAAATTGATGTTGGTAATTTACCGAAGGTAAAAGCAGAACAATACTTACGTGATGTTATGGCAAGATATAGAAACAAACTTGTCTATGACGCAAGTACAGGTGAGATACGTGATGATAGAAATTATATGTCAATGCTTGAAGACTTTTGGTTACCAAGTAGAGAAGGTGGAAGAGGAACAGATATTACTACTTTACCAGGTGGACAACAACTTGGTGAAATGGGAGATATAGAATACTTTAGAAGTAAATTATATCGTTCTTTAAATGTTCCTGCTAGTAGATTAGAAGCGTCAACTGGATTTAATCTAGGACGTTCAACTGAAATTACTAGAGATGAACTTAAATTTACAAAATTTGTTCAAAGATTAAGAAAGAAATTTACTGAAATATTTAACGATATATTAAGAACTCAATTAGTTTTAAAAGCCGTTATTACGGATGAAGATTGGTTAATCATAAGGGATGTTATCCAGTATGACTTTTTGCAAGATGGACACTTTGCTGAACTAAAAGATTCTGAAATGTTATTAGAAAGATTAAGACTTGCCGATACAGTAAGAGATTATGTTGGTAAGTATTATTCAGTAGAGTATGTTCGTAAGAAAATTTTACGACAAAACGATAGGGATATTGAAGATATTAACAATCAAATTAAAAGAGAAGTTAAAGATGGTATACTTGCAGACCCTATGCAACAATATACAGCAAACAAAGATAGTATAGAAGGAGATATGTAATGGCAGACCCAAGCGTTCCAAGTAAGACAGCGGAGTTTATTGACAAATTACAAGCGGGTAAAAACGCAGACGCAGGAGAAGCATTTAAGGATGCTTTAAGAGATAAAGTAGCAAATGCTCTTGATAGACAAAGAGTAGATGTTGCTGGCAAAATTTTTAAAGGTATAGAACCTGAAAAATTTAGTGACCCTAAACCTGCGGTAACGTCAGCAAGTCCGAGAACTGATAAGATTATGGATACAGATGGAAAAGAAATAGCTTTTGAACCGACTAAAGAACCGAGTCCAGAAGCAAGTAAACCTGAAGCGCCAACTATGGCACCAGGACACGAAACACCACCAGACGCAGGTGTAACACCAGCGCCAGACGCAGGTGTATAGAAATGAATAACGAATTACTTTTTACAAGTAAGATAGTTGAAGATAGTAAGTATCTTGACTCTAAAAGTTATGGAGATTTATCTCCTAAAATAAAGTTAGCAGTACAAGATACTTTCAATCTAATTGAAAGAACGTCTGGAGATATTATAAGTAAATTTGAAAATTCAGTAGAGAGAGTTGCTGAAGCAAGAAAAATAAATAAAGAAGAACTATATCAATATTTTGACAAAGAAGTAGAAGAACAATTAGGAGAGTAATATGGCGTGGGTAGATGTACCAGGATCAAATAGTATTTGGCAATATGAAAATAGTGCCACAGCATCCAATACGTATGCAGACGCACCTGGAACTTATTCAGGTGGCATAAGAACTTATACAACTCCTGGAACAGGACAAGTAAATAAGATTTATGCTAGATGTAGAAAAAAAGGAACAACAGTAGAACGTGGCGAATTATCAAAAGATTTTTTTGACGCTACACACGTAGGATTCTAATATGGCAGATACAGTTACAACACAAACAATAGCAGATACAGCTGGAGTTAAGTACGTAATTAAGATGACTAACTTATCAGATGGTTCTGGTGAAAATAATGTTAATAAAATAGACGCTTCAGAAACAACTTTTATGACCGAAGATGGTGAAAGACGTATAGCAAGAGTGTATTATTCTATCAATACGTCTGATAATAAATCAGGAGTAGAATTAATATGGGACGGTGTTGCAAATGCTACTGCTTTATTTTTATCAGGACAAGGTACAATAGATTTAAGAACTGATGGAAATTCATTTCCAAACAATGCAACTACACCTACAGGTGATGTATTGTTAAGTACAAAGAACTTTGCTAAAGGCGATAACTACTCAATAATCGTTGAATTTAGATAAAAAATCTTATAAATAGTAAGAGAGAGAACTATGAAACTAATTACAGAAGAAGCAGCCGATTCAAAGTTTATTGTAGAAGAAGTTGGCGGCAAAAAACAATTTAAAATTAAAGGTATCTTTTTACAAGCAGATATCAAAAATAGGAATGGCAGAGTCTATCCTAAAGAGATATTGCAAAAAGAAGTTTCAAGATACAATAGAGAATTTATCAATAAAAGACGTGCATTTGGCGAGTTAGGACATCCTGATGGACCAGTTGTAAATCTTGAAAGAGTAAGTCATATGATAACAGACTTACATCCTGATGGACATAATTTTGTTGGTGAAGCAAAAGTGATGGACACACCATATGGTAAGATTGTTAAAAATCTTATTCAGGAAGGTGCTCAATTAGGAGTGTCTTCAAGAGGTATGGGATCACTAGTGCGTGGACGAGGTGGAGTTAACGAAGTAGGAAGAGATTTTTACTTAGCAACTGCCGCTGATATTGTTGCAGACCCAAGCGCTCCAGACGCTTTCGTAGAAGGCATTATGGAAAACAAAGAGTGGGTATGGGACAATGGTGTTATTAAAGAGAGAGATATTGAAGAGTGGAAACAGTATATAAATGAAGCAAAAAGACTACGTTTAGCAGAAGCAAAGGCAGACGTATTCAAAAAATTCATTGAAAATCTATAATCTTATAAATATCTATTAACAACGAGAGAACTAATTTAAACGTTTAAATTAATTAAGGAGAGTTTTCAAATGGCTGAAACAGACAAAATAGAAGCGTTAGAAGCAAAAGTAGTGGACGAGGCGAATTCACCTAATCCGCAAGCAGATGCTCCTAAAAAGAATGCTGTAGCGGCTGAACCTTCTCATATTGCTAAGATGAGTGAATATGAAGATTTAGGTAAGGCAGTAGTTAAACCTACGGACAGCAATCCTGACGCAACTAAAAAAGTTACAAAAGTTTCTGGACAAGCTCCTCAAAAACATCAAGGCGCTGCTGACGCAATGCCTAAATTGAGTGGACACAACACTAAATTGGAGAATAAAGAAACTAAAGACAAAGACGGTAAAGAAATTAAAGAAGGCGACTTACCACCAGCACTTCAAAAAGCTATTGACGCTAAAAAAGATAAAAAAGATGTCAAAGAGTCTGACGAAAAGAAAGACGATAAGAAAAAAGATGACGCTGAAGTAAGAACAGAAGACGAAGACAAAGAAAAGAAAAAAGAGATTGACGTAAAAGAACACGTTGACGCTCTTATCGCTGGAGAAAAAGACTTAACCGAAGAGTTTAAGGCTAAAGCTGCTACTATTTTTGAAGCGGCTATCAAATCTAAAGTAAAAGAAATTACTGAAGAATTGGAAACAGATTATAACAAAAAATTTGAGCAAGAAAGTGCTAAAGCAAAATCTGAATTAACTGAAAAAGTTGATTCTTACTTAGCATATGTTGTTGAAGAGTGGATGAAAGAAAACGAAATCGCTCTTGAACGAGGTATCAAAGGAGAAATTGCTGAAGACTTTATCAATGGTCTTAAAAAATTATTTGAAGACCATTACATTGATGTTCCAGATGAAAAATATAACGTGCTTGAAGACCAAGCAGGTAAAATTGAGAAACTGGAAAAAGACCTCAATGAGCAAATTAGTAAAAATGTTGAGTTAAACAAGGAAGTTGGAACTAAAG